CATATAGTAGGTTTTCACTTAGCAGGAAGGAATCGTCAAGGAGGTGCTGGTATCCTCACACCTGCTGCTTACAATGCAGCTAAGAAAAAACTTATGGCTAGACCTTCCGTATTGTTTTCTCATTCTTCTGTTCCTTTTGACACTCAAATTCAGGACGTCAATGTGGGACCTTTACAAGCTCCAAATGAAAAATGCGTGACTCGCAATCTTGAACTTGGAAGTAAAATTAAGGTTATTGGAGCACATAATCAACCTTCTTCTTCTCCTAAGAGTAAAGTTGTTACTTCACTCATTTCAAGTGCTGTTACATCTGTCATGGGGATTGATAAAATTCATGATAAACCAAAAGGTATGTCTGATAGTCGTCATAAAGAGGTGGACATAGCTGGAAAAGTTGATACTGCTTATTTGGTTGATCAAGATCGTCTTGATAGGGCATATCTTGATTATGCTACGACAGTATTAACTGGTCTTGGAGAAACAGAACTTAAACAAGTTCGTCCAATTTCAGATGATGCTAATTTATCTGGTTTGGATGGAGTGCTTGGAGTTAATGCAATAAATTTTGCTTCTTCGCGTGGATTTCCACACAAGGGCCCAAAAACTAATATTGTTAGTGAATCGGATCGTGTTGTTAATGGAATTTCATGTGTGCGTGATGCTCCTCAAGAACTTTGGGAGGAGGTTATGCGTTTGGAAAATTGTTTAGCTCGTGGAGAGCGAATTAATACAGTTTTCAAGGGTTCACTTAAGGATGAACCTACAAAGATGACCAAAGATAAGGTACGCGTGTTTGCTGCTTGTAATTTTGCAACCATTGTATTGGTTCGCAAATATTTCCTTTCATTGGCTGCACTTGTGCAACGCAATCAGAAGTTGTTCGAGTGTGCAGTCGGTGTGGTTCAACAGTCTCCAGAATGGACTGATATATATAAACACATCGGTAAATATGGTTGGGAGCGAGGAATTGCTGGTGACTACGCTAAATTTGATGCTCGTATGTCTGCTCGTTTTATGTTTGCAGCATTTAAGTTATTGATTCAAATTGCTGAGAAGAGCGGAAATTACTCTGAACGTGATTTAGAAATTATGCGTGGTATTGCCACTGAAATTACTTATCCCACATATGATTATTTTGGAACCATAGTGCAATTTTTTGGTTCCAATCCATCCGGTCATCCTTTGACGGTTATTATTAATTCATTGGTAAATTCATTGTATATGCGTTATGCATATTATACAATTGCTAAAGATGATGGTTGGTGGAAAATTCCTCCATTT